ATAAGTATGTGCATTGCCAATTTGCAGTCTCTACACTTGTAACCAAGTAAAGAGGAATCACACACATAGGTTCTCTTCTATCATATTTAAAAATTAGCAAAGGTATTAAATCATCTCCAGCACTATCTATTGCCTGTTGCCACCATTCATTCTTATACATGGTCTTTTTACCACCAGCCTTATATCTTTTACATTCAATAGCAAACTTATCCCAGTAGATGTCAGCCATGCCTTTTGTTTGGTATTGATCAAGATTTCTTTTAACTCTAGTATCTAATCCTTTAGATTCAAGAAGAGTATTAATCTTGTTGACTATAACCCTCTCAAACGCTGCACCTTTATTTCTGCTGTTTACCATTAATCTAACTCATTAAAAATATATATTGCTGCTATAACGCTGATGACAGCACCTATAGCCACTAAGCCAAACACTGCACCAATAAAATATAGAATCCACTCAATCATTGAAATCAGTCCTTACAACTCTTCCACTTTGATATTGTATTTCTCTGTAATGTTCACCAGCTCCTTTCTGAAAGTAATACATCTTGATTGATTTATCTAACTTCTCTTGTTCTAGTTCTTCTCTACGCTTTGATACCGCTTTACTATTTTGACCCATTTTTTTTCTCCGCTTTGTAAGAACACATGCCTAGCTTTAATACCATCTGAGATGCAGTCTCAATATTCATGTTATTTTTAATTGCGAATATCTTGATCTCCTTGTGTAAATCTTCCGATATCCAAAGTGCTTTTTTTGTTTTTTCGTCCATTCTGACTCTCCTTTTTTATATTAATATTTATTTGATAATAAAGCTAGAACTTTATTACCTACTTCTCCAAAAACTGTATACTAGGTTCAAGGGCAAAGGATAAACTCTCCAAATACTTAATACTCTCATATATCTATTTGCCCTTTCTATAAAACCAAATCCACAACATTAGGACTATTGTAAATAGTAAGAGGCTTACCTTTTTGATATTCCTTATACTCTTCTAAATAGTTCTCCATCATTGTCCAGCCATAATCCATTTGCTCTTTAGTAATCCTAAACACCTTAGAAGCATAGGGCTGTGTTTTCTCTTGTGCTATAAACACAAAGTCTGTTACATCATATCCAGCCATCTGTAACCCTCTTCTATAAAATGATGCTTGTAAGTCATAGCCATACTTTTTAACTGACTTGTTAAAAGCATAAGGTTCGCAAGATATAGTGGTCTTGTAATCTACTATTACTATTTGATTATCTGAGTTAGGTTTATCTAGTGGCGGACACATCAAATCAGGTCTGCATTTACAAAGCACATCATCTTCGTACCAGTAGATACTAGCTTCAGCTAATTTGCCTTTTGCGTTCAAGTAAGCATTACCTTCGTAAATCATATTTGCCTTCATATCAAAGATCATATTCGCATCATCTTCTTTTAAGACTATATAACCCAATGCTTCAAACTCAGCCTTCTCTTCTTTATAGGCTTTAGTGTAAGGAGAGCCTGTAAGAACTCTTACTTCTTTATCAAAAGCCTCTTTACCTTCTACTAATAAAGAATGAGCTGCTGTGCCAAACTTTAATGCAGGAGTAGATTCAGACTTATGATTAACTGCGTGTAATTGCGATTGACCAAATCTTCTAACATAACTACTGCTTATACCTACGCCAGCATGGTAATCTTCGTTAGGTATATCTTTGTAGATAAGTGCCTGTCCTCTTTGCTCAGATGCAAAGTTCTTTAATGATTCAATCTTCATGTATTAGCTCCCATTAGATAAGCTATCTCAGTCAAGGAATCTCTGACTATATATTCTCTTTCATCTACTTGAACTTTGTTCTCTCCAGTAAATACATCTCTGTAGTAACCTCTTATTTGCCTTTTTGCTAAGATCAAGGGTTTTACTTTACCTACTTCGTTTAATGTTATTTCTCTCATTTGTTATTCCTGTCTCTGATAATTAATGCAGCACCATAACAAAGATATGCCATAACACTTAACAACACTAATGCTTGTAATTTTTCTATCATAATTAACTCCTCCATTTAATATAAATATATTAAATTATATTTATATAATATGCAAGGATTAAATTATAGGATTTAAAACAGGAACTGAGCTTAGAGTAGCAAGAGTTTCTTGCAGAGAATCTAGCTCCATAGTTTCAGTGATGGCCTTTTTGTCAAAGGTAAAATAGTTTTGTGATGATGTGTTAGGTTTAAACATGATTCTCTTTTGCTCATCATCAAAGAATACAAAAGCTAGAATGTCGCAAGTATATTGTCTATAAGTTTCAGATTGTGATCTTGAGTTCTCAGCAGCAAAGACAAACTTCTTTTCTTTAGTTGCCCTTCTGCTTTTTACCTGCACAGTATATTTGGCTGACCCAAATTCAACCATTAAATCAGCAGGATGTTTTTCTTGGGTTGGGAAACAAAAGTCAGCGTATTCAAGCAAGAATGTTTGTACTAAGGATTCACCCAAAGCACCAAGTCTTGAATTATTTTGATGTTGATCTGATGTCTTTCTTGGCATTTTGACATAAGGCTAGTTTTCTTGAGTTTCTAGCTGCCCTGTTTGGTGTTTGAACTGCATACTTGCTTCTTAATACTTCCTCTGATGCTTCTAACCAACAACCCATCTCCATCAGAGCTCGTGTTTGTCTAAAATTCATAAATCCCGTGATTCCAAGCTGGAACGCCATGTCCACACATACTTCTTGAGCTGGTACAGGGAAACTTCTCCATACTTCCCATACCTTATCTAAATTAGCTACAACTCTATTGATATCATTTTCCAAAAGATACATGGCTTCATCTTCTGATATGCCATTCTTATCTAAGCAACGACCTACGCCAATAGTGTCATATCCTAAACTATCTTTATAGACTTGCAGAACTAATCCTTCATTCTTGATTAGCATTTCTTTTATGTTTTCGTACATTATTTTGTTAATCCCTTAGTTTTCTCATAGCTCCTCATACCACCTAAACCTAACATACCCATTAATACAGGTAGCATAGTAGATGTATCAGCTTGTGGCACATCAATTCCAAAAGGTGCTAATAAAGGACTAATGAGAAAGTTAACTGCAAAACCTGCAACACATACCCAAGCTGTTGCTGGTCTCCAAGATGATTGAAACCAATTACCTTTAGCTTCTTCTTTGTTGACTTCTATTTGTGCTTTTGCAATTTCGTGAATATGTTTTTCAGACATGGTTGCAAGTTCATGTGCAATCTTTTGTTTGACATCAGCATCAGGAATGAATTTATCAAGAATTTCGCTGATAGGTTTGATAAGTTTGTCTATCATAGGTTTTTGTTTGTTAGATTAATCCTCTAACTATAATGGTAATTAAGGATGCAACTATTGTTGTAAGACCGCCTAGAAGCCAAAGTCTCATACTATTTATTGATGCTTGTAAGTCATCAGTTTTTCTATAAATAGTTTTCCACCTTTCTTCGCACATTTTTTCATGAACTCTTAAATCTGAATGTACATCATTGGCGGTCTTTCTAGGCATTATTCTTCCTCTACTACCTCAACCTCTTCATTTGTAGTATTGATAGCTCTATCAAATGATTGAATACATAGATTCTTATATTCATCTGTAATGACATAATCATCATAGTATTCTTGAAGTCTAGCTAGTTTTTTACCAGCAATGTTTAGCTTAGCAGCTAGTGCCATTTGCTCTTCATTTAGATCAGCAGCTCTATATTCAGTGCCATTAAATGTAATTATTACTGGTTCTTGATTTTCCATCTTATTTTCTTCTTTACTCATTTAACTCTCCTATAAGTTTATTAAAATTAAATTATATACTAAGAATTATTTTCTATGTAAGTTTTACCAGTAGAAATTGCATCATTATATGAAGATAAATCTTCATCACTACCAGCTACATCAGGGTCTGTATAGGCTAAAACGATTTCCAAGTGGTCTACGTTTCTTTGTACCATATCGTTGATTTCTGATTGCTCCATGCCTTCAACATTCCAACTTCCAGCGTTTACTTCGTTAATTAAAGTTACGCTATCTGTTGCTGCTGTTAAGACACTACTTACTGTTTTAGGTTCTATAGTCATATTATTCTCCTTGTTATCCTTCTAGGGTTTCTATTCTTGTTGTTAATGCTTCTATTTTAGCATCTGCTTCTTGCAAAGCTTTGACTAAAATTGGTATTAATTGGGTTTCCGTTAATTTTAAAGAGTTTGTATTTGATGTGTTTACTATATGGTCATCAGTCCATCCTATTGAGTTTTCAATTGCTTTTATTTCTTGGGCTAAAAACCCTAGTTGTTTATCTGATGATTTTTTACTATGGTCTCTTTCACCATATTTTTCATGTGTATTTGGATAATAATTATCTCTATTATCCCAAACATAAGTAACAGGTCTCATTTGTTTTACGAAATTTAGTCCTGCATTATCAGGTAAGTTTGTTATATCTGTTTTATCTCTTTCATCAGAACCAACAGTTAAAGCAACTTTTGCTTCAAAATTAGTGATTGCATTATTACCAAGAATAATATTATTACTTCCAGTTGTTATATTTGCTAGAGAGTCTGTTCCTGCACCTCTACCAACACAAAGATTATTACTACCAGTAGTTATATGATTACCTGCATTACTTCCCAAAACTGTATTATTACTTCCAGTTGTGAGACCTAATCCACATTGACCAATACCAGTATTAGAAGCACCTGTAGTTACATTAAATAAACAAGCATCACCTACAGCAGTATTTAGACCAGCAGTACAATCTTCTAATGCTCTAGAACCAATACCACAATTTGAACCGCCTGTAGTATTACTTGTTAAAGCATTTTGACCAACTGCTGTGTTATATATAGCTGTAGTGAGTTTACCTAGTGCATGAGAACCTACAGCAGTATTATCAGAACCACTGCAACTAGCAGCATCCATAGAATAATGACCTATAGCAGTATTATCATCTCCTGTACAACTTCGTAAAGTTTCATTACCCAATGATACATTACGAGTACCTGTGGCATATCTTTGAGATTCTGTACCTACAGCAACACAGTTTGTTATAGTTCCAGTTTGTAAGGCTAAGTTACCAACTGCTGTGTTATAGCTACCTGTTGTATTACTGTATAAAGAGTAACGACCAATTGCTGAATTTTCTACACCAGTTGTATTGAAACGACCAGCAAAATATCCTATTGCAGTATTACCAGTAGCTGTATTATTGTTTAATGATTTGTGTCCAACAGTTGTATTTTCACTACCATCTGTGTTACTTGTTAAACCTTCTACACCAACTGCAACATTTCCAGTACCTGTAGTGTTTGCTGAAAGAGCTGAATCACCAAGAGCAACATTATTTGAAGCAGTGGTATTAGCTACTAAAGCATTTCTACCTAAAGCTGTATTCGAACCACCTGTAGTGTTTGCTTCTAATGCTAAAAATCCAACTGCTGTGTTATTAGAGGCTGTGGTGTTAGAAAAAAGAGCATCTTTACCAATTGCTGTGTTACTAGCACCAGAAGTATTTGTTTTAGCAGCATCTGTACCAACTGCTGTATTACCAGTAGCTGTATTGTTTTCTAAAGCACTATGACCAATTGCGACATTTGCAAGACCAGTTAAATTATCTTGTAAAGCTAATGACCCAATCGCAGTGTTGTTTGTACCTGTAGTGTTTTCTTGTAAAGCTGAATTACCAACTGCAACATTATCTGAGCCTGTAGTATTACCAAATAAAGCTGCTGGACCAACCCCTGTATTTTTTGTACCTGTTGTATTAGCTGTCATTGCTCTTTCACCAATAGCAACATTCCTATCTGCTGTCGTATTAGCGTCAAGTGCTAAATAACCTACTGCGGTATTTGAAGCACCTGTAGTGTTTGCTGCTAATGATTGATAGCCTAAAGCTGTATTACTAGAAGCTGTGGTGTTTGATGTTAAAGAACCTCTACCAATAGCAGTATTGTTTGAGCCTGTAGTATTACCAGCTAATGCACCACTACCAAAAGCAGCATTATAATTTCCTTCAGTTAAAGATGTAGACGATTCTCTACCAACAGAAGTATTTTGTTGTCCTGTTGTTAATGAAGCAAAAACACTATCACCTAAAGCTACATTATTTGTACCAGTTGGATAATTACCATCAAGTTTAATTGTTCCACCATCTACTGAGAGGTTACCGCTTAGATTTAATGTTGAACCATCAAAAGTAAGATTTGTTTCACCATTTAATGTATTAGCAGTACCACTACCTGTAATAACTCTATTATCAGCATTGTTGTTAATAGTAGTTCCTGAGACTGATGAAAAAGATAAATTACCAGCACCATCAGTTGTAAGAACTTGACCGCTAGTACCATCAGTTACATTTATTTCTGATATGCCAACTGTATTTGCATCAATAGAAGCTGATAAAGCTACATTACCAGTTCCATCAAAAGAAACTGCTGAAGCTGTTATGTCTCCTGCAATACTAAAATCTCTTGCTGTAGCTAAAGCTGTTGCTGTTCCTGCATTACCTGTAGCTGAAGCTGCAACTACATTTAAAGCATCTACAAATGATTTAGTTACTCTTGCATCAATAGCACTATTAGCTCTTGCATCAGTGTAATAAAGGTTTGTAGTTCCTTCGCTGACTGTATCAGTATCGCCTTGAGTATAAGATAAAACACCTGTTGTTGAGTTATAGGATAATTGTGTTGAATCTTCGCTTATAGAAGCTCTTGCTCTAGCATCTGTATAATAAAGGTTAGAGCCTTCAGCTAAATCGCCAGTGTCTTTTGTTGCAAGTCTTGTATCAAAATCAGTGTTAGCTCTTGCGCTTGTATAATATAAATTAGTACCTTCTGATAGATCACTTGTAGACTTGCCACCAAATGCAGAATCAAATCTTGTAGAAGTATAGTAAAGATTGCTAGTGCCTTCAGATACATCATCAGTATCTTTGCTTGCTAGTCTTGTATCAAATCTAGCATCTGTATAATAAAGGTTAGAGCCTTCAGATAAGTCTGAAGTAGATTTAGAACTTAAATCTAAATTAGCTCCTGTTTGTAAATTGATTCTAGTATCTGCTCTTGCGTTGGTGAAGTAAACATTAGTTGAACCCTCACCAATATCATCAGTATCTAATACAACAGCACCAGTTTGTGTATTTACACTTGTTACTGGAGATGCAGATTGAGTAAAGCTAATAACACCAGTTGAACTATTATAAGAAATATCACCAGTTGCAGATATAGCAGCTCTTGACCTTGCATCTGTATAATATAAGTTTGACCCTTCTGCTAAATCATCAGTATCGTGATTAGATAAGCTAGAAACTGTACCTGTAACTGCTCCTTCTAAATTAGCAACTAAAGTACCAAGTGAATTAAGAGTAATATTGCCTGTAGCACTACCATCTGCTGTTGTTAATCCTAATGTAAATTTATCTACTGACTCATCCCACATAAAGATACTATTATCAGCAGTACCTCTATTAATAAGCATACCTGAATCATTTACAGGACTACCTGTTAATCCTGCATTAAGCTGGAATAAGTTATCTTCTATATCAAGATTTGTTGTATCAAGTGATGTAAGAGTTCCATTAACAGTAAGATTACCTGCTACTGTTAGATCAGATGCAATTTGCACATCATCAGGTAGCGATAGTGTTATATCAGCAGACTCACTACCACTTCCTGACACTGTAATCTTATTAGCAGTTCCTGTTATTGTTGAAACATAATTACCTGTAGTATCAGTTCCTAATGCAACTGAATCAGCAGCAACACTAGTAGCTTGTATTCCAAGAGCATCAACAAATGCTTTAGTAACTCTAGCATCAATAGCTGAATTTGCTCTTGTATCTGTATAGTATAAATTTGTGTTTTCTGTTAGATCAGCAGTTGTCTTATTATTAAAAGCAGAATTAAATCTTGACTGTGTGTAATATAAATTAGTTGACCCTTCACTTAAATCATCTGTATCTTTAGATGTAAAAGCTGAATCAAATCTAGCTGTTGTGTAATATAGGTTAGTGCCTTCTGCTAAATTAGTTGTAGACTTAGTTGCAAGTCTTGTATCAAAATCTGTATTTGCTCTACCTGATGTATAGTATAAATTTGTAGTTCCTTCAGTTAAATCATCAGTATCTTTGGTAGCTAATCTTGTATCAAATGCAGAATTTACTCTTGCATCTGTATAATAAAGATTAGAACCTTCAGTCAAGTCACCTGTATCTTTAGTAGCTAGTCTAGTATCAAAATCTGAATTAACTCTAGCTGTTGTGTAATATAAGTTGCTACCTTCAGTTAAATCACCTGTATCTTTGGTAGCTAATCTTGAATCAAAATCTGTATTTGCTCTTGTAGTTGTGTAGTAAAGATTAGTATTCTCAACAACAATAGAAGTATCTAAAGTTGCAGTAGATGATTGGTTAGAACCATTACCTATAAATATCTTGCCATTATCTAAGTTAGGAGTAGCGTTACTTCTTCCAGCACCACCTACTTTAATAGAACCATTAACAGCATGACTTCTTAACACCTTACCTATGTTTTGTATTTGTGCTGATTCTCCACTTGGAGCTGTAGTTGTATATTCACCTGCTGTTGTAGATACATAAAGTATTTCACCTACTGATTCATTTGAAGTATCTATAGAAGTTAAATTACCAAAAGTAACTATTTGCAGATTGTTATTAGCATTAGCATCTTCTATTGCCATACCAAATGCAGGCATTTTAGAAGCATCATCAGCTTTTGCTTTACCTACTGTTGTTGTATTTCCTGAAACACCTGATACATAAACAACATCACCCTTAGATAAGGCTTCATCTGTTTTGGCTGTAAACCTAACAGCACCATCTAAGTCTCCAACAAATTCATCTGTTGCAGTAACTAAATTAAATGTCACATCATCAGTTGTAGCTACAGATTGTCCTATAGCAATACTAGGAGTAGAACCTTCACCAGTTCCACCTGTTACTGTTACACCAGTTCCACCTGACATAGATTCAACATAATCACCAGTTGTATCAGTTCCCAGTGTTATTGAATTGATTTGCACAACTGTATCTATATCAACATTAGTACTACCATCAAAAGATACTGATCCAACTACATCACCTGATAAAGATATAGTTCTTGCTGTGCTTAGAGTATCAGCAGAATCAGCATTACCTGTTAAGTCTCCAGTAACATTACCTGTAACATTACCTGTTAAGTTACCAGTAACATCTCCTGTTAAATTCCCAGTAAATGTATTAGATGCAGTAATACTAACACCTGTAGTAATCCAAGCATTATCAGCAGCGTTTCTTATCTTCAATACACTGCTAGATGTATCTACCCATAATTGATGGGCAAATGTAGTTGATGGTTCTGTTGAGCCACTATTAACAGTTGCAATAGCTAAAAGAGCATTGTTTAAATCTGCTCTAAAATCTGCACCTGATTGGTTTTCTATGTTGTAATCGTGTTGTGCCATATTAAAATCTCTTTTCTATTAATTTTATACCTATCTTAAATATTTATAAATTCTTTTTCATTAGTAAATCATTTTTTTATTCATTCAGTTTCGGTAGGATTAGGAGCACCATATAATAAATTTGTAAATGCATAATTAATATTATCATTACTTTCATAAAAGCTATTAATCCAATCCTCTGCTATTTCATTTGTTACTTCATCTATATCAATAAAAGATTCATTAGATGTGTTAATTTGAGAGGGATTAAAACAAATCATTTCATCTTCTAATGTATAAGTATTACCACTACCATCATTATCAGTGCCTACTAATCTGTAATGAATATTATATACAATACTTTTACCGCCTTCCTCTATTGGTTTTGCATAAATATTTTTAACTGTAACCTCAGTTGAAAAAGTATGAACATCTGAAACATTATCATTCCATGGCATTTTTATCTCCTATGTACTAAATTTAACCAATCTAACATCACATCCACCAATATATTGTGTATTACTATCACCTTCTGCATATATAAAAAAGTTTAATGTACCCGTGCCTGTATATCGAAAAGCTATAGGAATATTCCCACTATCTTTTGCTGTAGTTAATCTACTTGCAGTAATCCATCCACCAGTTAAATATTCTAAATCTGTAGAAACATAAATAGCATGAGAAGCACTTTCTGTAATTTTTGTAACATCATAAAATGAAACTACTGTATTAACATCGTAACTTGATCCTGAACCATAAGTGCCATCTGACACTAGAAAACTTATACCTTTAACTTGTCCAGCAAAAGAGCCTTTATATACTCTTACATAACCAGTATAAAAACCTGCTCCTGACCCTATTTCTGCTACATGACGATAATTTAAATCGTTTTCATTCCAATAGCCTAAAGTAGTACCTGTTTTTTCACCGCCATTAGTAGGTAAAAATAAGTCTGTAGTTATAATTTTATCTGCTGTAATTTGATTTGCTGCAATTTTATCATTAATAATAGCATTATCTTTTATTTGTCCTGTATCTACTCCGCCTGATTTAATAATTAAATTACCACTTCCATCAGTGTCTAAGGTAACTCCATCAATTAATATTTTATCTGCTGACAGGTTATTTATTCTTGCATTGTCAATAAGTACAGAACCGCCACTAACAACAAATGGACTTACACTTGATCCAGCATCATTATCAATTTTAAAAGTATCAGCCAAGAAAGCTATTGTGCTAGTTGCTCCTGTTCCTGCATCGGCATTACTCTCAAGAACCATTTGTGCAACTTTGCCATTTGCATTTAGTTGTAATACATAAGATGCAGATGCGTTGTCATTAATATCTGTTATTGCTGTTGCATTTGTTGTTATAGATGCGGTATTTCCATTAACTGTAGAAGTTAAGCTGGTTATATCTGAAGCTAGTGATGAATCTGCATTTGCCCTTGTTACTGCTTCAGAAGTAATATTTGCTGTATTTGAATTAATTGTAGAGGTTAAAGATGTAATATCTGCTGCTAAAGCAGAATCAGCACTTGCTCTTGTTACTGATTCAGAAGTAATATTTGCAGTATTTGAATTAACAGTAGAGGTCAAACTAGTTATGTCTGCTGCTAATGCTGTATCTGCATTTGCTCTTGTTGTGGCCTCACTACTAATAGATGCAGTGTTGCCATTAACTGTAGAGGTTAAAGATGTAATATCTGCCGCTAAAGCAGAATCGGCATTTGCTCTTGTTGTTTGTTCAGTAGTTATTGCTGAAGTATTACTATTAACTGTAGATGTAAGACTGGTTATTGCACTTGCATTGGCTGAAGTATCAGTTGTAAGAGTAACTATATCACTTTGAGCTGTAGCTATATTTGAGCTGTTAGTTGTTACAGTAGAGCTTAATGAATTATATAAAGTTACTAATGAAGAATCTCTAGCTTTTTCCCAACCATTATTAGATGAGTTTCTTACATAAATTTGATTATCATCATCGGTATCTGCCCACAAATCTTGTGCTTGTAATGCAGAGCCATCATTTCTTGTTGTTGGTGCTGAAGTAGATTTTATTAATTGAGTTGAGTCAACGCCACCAGCATTAATTGCAGATTGTACTTCTGCTGCTAATGCGTCTAAATCAACAGCACCATCTTGTATATCTCCTGAACCTGTTGGTGGAGTTCCAACAGTAAAATTACCTGTGGTTGGGAATCTTGCTGGACTAGATTCAACACCTAAAGTATTTAAAGAAGTAATATTAGCAACAAATAAACCAGTAGGTATAAAAGTTAAATCACAACTCTCTACATCTACCATTCTGTTCATTAGCTGATTGCCTGAACTATCTACAACATTAACTCTATATTGATAATCAGGAAAATCTGTTGGTTCATCCCAAGATAAAAATGGTCTGCCTGTAGGACTAGAATCACTATCAGTGAAACTTATGTTAGTTGGGGGTTTAACTGCATAAGCAGAAGGTAGGTTAGCTAACTCTTCTACTGGTTCTTGGGGTGGTACTTCCCATGTATAAACATCAAAGTATTCTATTAAGCTAACAGCAACTAAACCATTAGATTGCAATTCTAATGCTTCTACTCTACAAACTTTACCTGAGAATCCTAAACCTGCATAAGTTAAATCTACTATATCTCCTACATTTAACTTATACATCTCAGGAGTTCCTAAGAACTGCATAGTTGTTTGATTTCTACTTCTAGTTAAGATTGCTTTACCCATGTTATAAGCAATATATGGGTCAGTTATATAAGGGAACTCAGCCTTTATTTCTAATATTTCATCACCATCATCTGAGTAATATTCAGGCGTTGCATCATGTAAAACTGTAGCTGTATCTAATTCATATTTTTTATTAGCATTAAAGAACTCAACAATAACTTTATTTGCTTTTTTGTCTTTATTGCCATAATCAACTGATATACCAGCATCAGCAATAATATGATTATCATTAATACTAAATGATGAAGTGCCTGTATCTTCTATTGATAATTCATACTGACCATTAATATAAAGAAAAATACCCCTCATATTAGCAAGAAGCTCTTTCGCATTTTCCATTACATTTTTATTAGCATCTAAATAACCATTTGTAGTAAATCGTTTAACTTTTAGTAATGAAGAGCCAGTTTGAGAAGCATAATTACTACCAAAATAACTATTAATAAAAACAATATATTCTGCTGTTGAATCAAAGAATTGACTTCTTTGTATATCAATAATTTCATCACCATCTATAACACCATTACCATTAGAATCAAATAAATCTAATATTTCACCTATTTTATTTTGCCACCAATCTTCATTAGCATCTGCACCAGCTATTGTGAAAAAGTTATCACCACTATTTGCACTCCAAGTAAGTGATTGAGCAGTTCCATTAAAGTAAGGCTGATCAACCTGAGTATCACAAACATTAGCAGCAGAGCTAAATGTAGTCATATTAATTTGTGATGCTGTTAAACCTTTTCCATATTCATTGTTAGTAATGTAATCTAAAAATACTAAAGCTGGATTATCAGAATGTTTATAAGTAGTTGGAGTACCAAATTGTTGATTTGTATCTCTTGGGTCATAAATTCTTTTACCTTTAACCTGAACTGTTAGTTGTGGTACTCCTGCAAACATACCTTCTTTATCATACTTATAATGTGCTGCTATATAACATACTCCATTTAATTTATGTGATGAAGTCCAGTTAGGCATTGATGCAACAAGCATAGGGTCTGCTGTTTGTGATGCAGTACCATGATGAAGATTTAAAGTGATTCTATATCTTGCGTTTTGATTAGTACCAAACTGTCCTGCTCCAGCACTTGCAGTAGAACCAACTTGAGATACTGTATTTAAAGGCTGATGCCCATTGTAACCAGTTTGATTGTTTCTGTCTGAACCAACATAGCATCCATATTTAAATCTATTAGGGTCAGTTAAAGGATTGCCATCTAATTCAATCGTTCTATAAAGAATCTCATCACATTCACCAACTGATAGAGCATAAACTACAAACAAATGTCTTGAATCATTATTAGATACATCCATGTATACAATCTGAGCTCCCACTCTTCTTGTTCCATAAACAACAGGCATTTTGCCACCAGCAGCTACTTTGTTAGCTAATATATCTTGACCTTTAGCAAGCATTTGTCTAGCTTGCATAAAACCTTTAACACCTACTGCAAGTGTTGCAGCAGTAAGTATCATGTTTATCTTTCCTAAAGTATCGGCAGCTTTCCAAGTAGCTACAACCCAATTAAAAAATGTTACAAAAGGATTTGCCATTTAAATACCCCACCTAACATCTTTTTTAACTTGTGTTGCAAATTCCATACCCTTATCACCTGAACTAAAAGATTGTTGTGATTCATCAGAAAAATGTCTGCCTTTAGTTAAGTTCCAGTTTGCCCAATGTGAAGCTACAGTCATACTCAATGTTGAATCATTAATATTTTCTTGTATTGCTACATTTCTTATTTGACCTGTAAAATAATTAATTGCCCCTATAATAGTTTCATCTTCATTAAAGTAAGCTATATAAATCTCTACTGTTTTATTTGTAAATGCACCATCTTGAACTAAAGACCTTACTTCATTTGTTATATTAGAAAACCCTAAATTAATTTCATCTACTTGTAATTGACCTGTTTCAGTTGTTGAATCAACTGTTAAAAAACTACCACCAGCTTCATAGCTATTAGAATCATAAGTTACATTAGAATACCAATCAGTTAATCTGATAGTAGATGATAAATTTAGCTCAACTAAAAAAGCTGTTTTAGTTGCTGTTGATGATACTTGAGTTTGTAAATCAGTAGATAAACTTCTTGGCATTAGGTTATAACCTCTCTAACATCAAATGAAATACTGTAAAAACCGCTAGCATCTGTTGAATACATAATCTCATTATTTTCAAGATAAACAGTAAAGCTAGGTTTGTTTACAGTAACAGCTTCATTATCTGCTAGAGATGCTACTAGATTTGGTGATATAAGAACAGTTAATGCTCCAGTACCATCAGAATCAATATCTGATTGAACCATGTAGACTTTACTATGATTTGCAAATTTAATTATGTCTCCAGCCTTTAAAGCACCTGTTTGACTAGCTGTAAAGCCATCTAAGACTATAGAAGCATCTCCTGATGTATGTGCTCCAACTACTTGAATATCTGTTTCTGCTTTGCCTGCACCTAAGTTATCTAAAGGTGCAACAATGGTAAAGTCCTCAAAAGAACCTTTTTGTTTTTGTAAAAATGCAAATACTTTTTGAGCCTTTTCTTGTTGTAAAGGTGGCATTGCAACTGTAAAAGAAAAATACTGAGCACCTATTTGTCTGACTTGTTTTCTACCTGATAAAGTCTGATTAACTAAGGTGGGTCTATTATCTTTAAAATTTAAACTTCTAAAATTGGGAGATGTTGGAAATTGTCCTGACATTATACGACTCCCATCTTGCCTTGATTATTCATGGCATTGTTTATGATTGATGTTATCAATCCTTTTCTTGATGCTAGTAACTGGTCAAATCCAGCAGCATCTACTGTTGATATATTAAAGTTGACTGTAGCACCCATACCCTGTCCTTTGGTATGATCTATAACAGTTTCATTAGGATGTAATATTGCAGGGAATCCACCCTTACCATCTACACCACCTGCTCTTGCACCAAATCCTGTAAAACCACCACCATCACCTGAAGGTATAGTTGTGGGAAGATTTAAAGATGATGTATCTATCTTTGGCTTAAACATACCACCAATTGATGCAAACATTTTGTCTATAACTAATTTTTGTACTGCTATTCTAATTAACTCTCTTACTATAGATGTGGCATAATCTTTAAATGATGCTTTACCTTTTTCTAAGAAATCCATTGTTAATTGAGTAACACCATCATAAGATTTTTTAAATACACCCTGCATTTCTTCTTGCATGGTTTTGATATTAGTAAAGAAATCCTTATAACCTTTTTCAGCATCCATTAAGAATTGTTCTAATGCTGACAATTCTTTAAATCCAGTCTTACCATCTCCATCACCACCATCAGGATCTCTACCAAGAAGCATGTCCATAAAAGATGGTATATTAATTTTTTTAAATTCTGCTTTTGTTCTTTTTTCTATATTTTTTGTTAATTGTACTATTTCTGCATCAAGCTCTTTATCCTTTTCTTTGAAGCTAATCATTTTTTGCAGCTCTTTAAATTTTATTTTAAATCTATCAATCATATTTGGTAACATTCTTTTAAATACTTCTTGAAAGACTGTTCCTATTTCATTTCTAAAAATATAAGCCGCAGAAAGCACAGCAGCAAAACCGCTTATTAAAGCAATAACTGGATTTGCTCTCATGGTTGCGTTTAATGCAACAAAACCTAATCTTAATTTATTTACAGCCAAAAGAGTTCCTGCAAGAACTGGTATCAATATTACATCTAAATTCTCAGCAAATTTATTTACTACAGCAGCAAAAGTTGAAAAACCATTAGTGGCTTTTTGCACATCACCAACAATAAATTGAAAGTTATTTCTTAAAGCTACGCCAGCCTGTCCTAGTGTCATGGGCATGTCTTTAATTTGGTCATTAGTTTCTTTCATGCCAGCTATTAATATTGGCATTACGACCTCGGCTGTTAATTTACCAGCATGACCAAACTCTCTAAGCTCACCAATAGTTTTACCTAATCCTTCAGCTAACATTTTTGTCAGAATGGTATTGTTTTCCATTACTGATCTAAGCTCATCACCTCTTAAAGCTCCTGAAGCCAAACCCTGTGCTAACTGTCTAGCAGAGTTATTTGCCTCTTGAGCATGAGAACCAGCAATAATAAAGGTATTTGCTACTGTTTGTGTAGCATCAGCAACATCTTTTTGCGTTGCACCCAAATGATCTGTAGCTAGTGCAAGCCTTGTATATAACATGGCAACAGCATCAAAATCTGATCTTGAATCAGAAGCGATTCTTCTCATGTGATTCATGGCTATTGCTGTCTTATCTGCACTACCAGTCAAGGCATTCATTCTATTTTCAACGCCTATCATCACGTTAGCAGCATTAACTATTTCTCTAACACTAAAAGCAGCAACAATAGTATTTCTCAGACTTGCTAAAGCCTGATTCGTACCATTAATATTTTTTTTAAAACTATTAACCGCTTTAGCAGATTTATCATTTCCAACAAAATTAAAATGAATATCTGATTTAGTTAGAGCTGCCATTCTTTTCTTCCTTTATTTCAAGATAAGCCAACCATCCTTGAAATTCCTCAACTGTCATTTCTTCAATTTCAGTTAAAGTCTTATTAAGTTTTTCAGCTAGTGCATATTTTATGTATAGCTGCTTATCTTGTATTACTTTTTTTTAACTTCTTCCTGCGAAACATTATTCATCATTTCGCTAGAAACTCTAATTAATACATCTCTATCAACCCTCTCCAATAAGGTTTTCTTATCAGCGATAGTAAATAACTTTTCTCCAGCTTCATCTAATGCTTTATAAATTAAAACATAAGCTAAAAGCTGTACGTCATCATCTTGAGCTAGTTTCATAAATTTAGAAGTCTCTGAAAGGGTTATTGGTTTGCAATAAATCTTTAAAGGACTATCTTCATCCTCACCCCATTCAGGGACTTCTATAATTCTAGTTTCTAGGCTATCAAAATGCTTCTTTGCGTTATCTATAACTGACATTTTCTTATACTGTTGTTGATGTTAATGCACCAGTTCCCTGAACTGAAACACTTGCTTCAACTAGACCATCAAATGATCCACTTCTTGTTACTCCAGTAACAATAGCTGAGCCAGTATAATAAGTATCACCTGATGTATCTCCTTCAGGATATACATTAAGAGTTACTTCTGAGCCAATGGTTAAAGCACCTTGACCACTAGTATCAGTCTCATCCCAAAATACATCTATACTTCCTGAGAAAGAAGTCAATGATGATTTATAAGTTCTAGCAGAATCACCCATTGAAGTATCTTCTAAAGTATCAGCAGTTTCCTCAAGTGAGTATGATCTAATTTCAGCTACAGCATTAGAACCGACTTTTACAGTTCCTTCACTTCCTTTATGTGTTGCCATTTTCTACCTCGTCTTTCGACTTTTTCTTAGAAGAAGATTTAATTTTATCTT